TGGCTCAGTTTGCTGTAGAAGCTCCTAAGCACGGAATTGATATTCAGATTTGCAACATCTCTGGATGCTCCGTTGTGTCTCGTGTCAGAAACTTAATCGCTAAAGACTTCCTAGCTTCAGACTGCACAGACTTAATGTTTATTGATTCGGACATTACGTTTAACCCACAAGACATCTTCCGTCTAATGGCGTGGAATACTGACCCTAAGAAGGGTATCGTAGGCGGAGTTCCTGTTGCCCGTAAAAAAGGTCAGGTCTATATATCGACTTTAGAGCAAGATGCTGATGGCGGGATTTATATGAATTCTTATGGCTTAGTGAAAGCTAAACGGATTGCCACAGCCTTTATGTTGATTCGTAAAGACGTATTTGAGACCCTTAGAGACAATCATCCTGAGTGGAAATACCACGATGACCGAGTAGTAGATGGACATCCAGACAAGTTTTGCTATTCATTCTTTGATTTTAAATCTACCCCAGAAGGCTATGTAGGAGAAGATTATCTTTTCTGTGACCGTGCTACGGCTCATGGCTACGAAGTATGGATTGACCCCACCATTAAGCTAGGTCATTTAGGAATGGAAGAGTTTGCAGGTTCTTTTGGGGAAGAGTATCTCTACCCTCTTATTAGACCTATTGACTCCAAAAAGGATGTCGCATAATGGCTAAGACTCCTGCATGGACTCGCAAAGAAGGTAAGAACCCTGAAGGTGGCTTAAACGCTAAAGGTCGTGCTTCCTATAATGCAGCTAATCCTGGCAAGCCTGGATTAAAGCGTCCACAGCCAGAAGGTGGTTCAAGACGTGATTCTTTTTGCGCTCGTATGAAAGGCATGAAGAAAAAATTAACTTCCGCTAAAACTGCCAATGATCCCAATAGCAGAATCAACAAATCCCTACGGGCTTGGAACTGCAAAGAAGGTGGTTCAGTTCGTGGCGGTGGATGTGAAATCCGTGGAAAGACCAAAGGAAAAATGGTATGAAAAAGAAAGCTAAACGCTACCAAGATGGTGGCATAGTTATTAATCAGCAGCCAGCTCAAGGGCAAAATCCACAAGCTCCTTCTGCATCATCTGGTTACTTTGGTAATACTCAAAGCACATATCCATTCCAATCTAGTTCAGCGTCACCTGCAACAGATACAGGATCTGGCGTAAACCAAACATTTAATATTCAACCATCTGCTCAGGCTGGTCAGCCACAACAAATGAAACGTGGCGGAAAAGTATCATCAGCATCTCGTCGTGGTGACGGGTGCGCAATTCGTGGAAAGACGAGGGCTTAAATTATGACTAGATTTGCAAATCCAAAAGCAATGCAAAATTTTATTAACCAATTTGGCGCAGCGGCGGCTATGGGAGGCAGTCCAAGACCAACTATTCAACAGCAAGTTGGTGGAACAAGACCAATGGGGACAGGCACACCACAAATTCCTCCTCAAAATATAAATCCAATTCGCCCTAGAGTTGGTGGAACAAGACCAAGATCAACACCTCCAGTTATTGACATTAAACCACCACCACAAAATTACATTGGTCCAAGGGATGCTATGGGTTATCCAACCAGCGTTAAACCTACAGTTACTGGCGCTCCAGCAGTTATACCAACTCCATTACCAGCTCCAGGAACGGGCGGAAGACCTCCGATACCAGGAATGACGGGGCTAGGCACAGCAGCGCAAACCAATCCAAAAATAGCTCCAAAGATTGGTGGAATGCTTGGTGGAGGTGGAGCAGCGCCAGCCAATCCAAAAATATCTAGAATGCTAACAGGTAATCCAGTAACTAAAACAGTTAGGCCGTTTGGTATGAAAAAAGGTGGCAAAGTATCTTCCGCTTCGAAACGTGCTGATGGCTGTGCCATTAAAGGCAAAACCAAAGGTAAAATGGTATGAGCCAAGAGGTTTTAATGCTATGGAACGCAGCTTTATCGTTGGCTGGAGTCCTTGTTGGGCTTTGGGCAAGAGAGAAATCTGCCGAACTATCCCGTCTTAATATTTTATTAAATAAAACCCGTGAGGAGGTAGCTCGTGATAACGTTACTCAAGCAGAAATTGACAAAATTATGCAGCATATTGACCAACGCTTTAACAAACTTGAAAGCAAGATTGACCAGCTTATTCAGGGGAAAATAAATGCCTAGCGTTTCTAAAAAACAACACGGATTTATGGCTGCTGTCGCTAACAATCCAAAATTTGCCAAAAAGGTTGGCGTATCTAAATCCGTAGGAGAAGAGTTTATGAAAGCAGATAAAGGACGTAAATTCAGAGCTGGTGGCTTAAAAGAAGTTGATTCTGATAGCAACCCAGGATTATCCAAACTGCCCACAGAAGTACGCAACAAAATGGGCTATATGAAAAAAGGTGGTAACGTGAAACATTCAGATATTTCCAAAGATAAACCAATGATGAAGAAGGTTGCTGCTAAAGCCGTTAAAGGTCATGAAAAGCGTATGCACAGCATGGCTAAAGGTGGTGGCATTGAGATCAAAGGTAAGACCAAAGGCAAGATGGTTAAGATGGCTTACGGCGGAAAGTGCTAATATGAAAAAGAAAATTCGTAAGTTCCAAGGAGGCGGTTTTAGCCGAGAACAAGAAGAATGGCTGGGCGGCGCTGATCGTACCGATCCATACATTTTGGCTCGTATGCGTAGAGCAGTGCCTGATAAGAAACCTACGTCTGCCGAAGTAGGTGATGACTCCCCTGCGGGTAAGTCTGGATATGGCGAGGAAAACGAGTTACCAGATGCGTCTGCTACTAGGGTTGCCAAAGCTCCTGTAAAAACTACTACCACCACTACTACCACTAAAACTACACCTAAACCAACTGCCGCACCTGTTCGTTCTCAAGAAGAAACAGACCGTTTAGCTGCATTAGAGAAAAAACAAGCTCTAACCCCTGTACGCCCAGAAGAATTACTTGTTGGTGGTGGCGCTGGTGGCGCTGCTTTAAAAGCATTGCAGGTAGCAGGTAAAAAATTAGCTGGAAAAATAGCTGGAAATCGTGGGCTAAAAGAATATACAGTTCCGCAACTACCCGCTCCTACTCCAAAACTGTCTTACGATAAAGCTGGGGCTTTAGCTAAAAAACGTGCAGATCGAGCAGAAATGCGTGATAAAACTATGCGTGAAGAAAATGCTGCGCGATACGGTGTAACAGATACTGAAGCCCCTGGATATGAGGCTTTGCGTGGTTCAATGATGCGTAAGGGTGGTAAAGTAAAAACTAAGACTAAAGTGTATAAGTCTGGTGGATCTGTTAAATCATCTGCTTCTAAGCGGGCTGACGGTTGCGCCATTCGTGGAAAGACTAGAGCGTAATGCCAATTGAGCCTGTAGACCCTTCTAAAAAGCCTGACGGTGACGGGAGAGAGAAATATACTCCCGACGAGAAGCGTGGTCCTGGAAAGTTTGATGAAGCTTTAGAAAAAGCTAAATCTGATCGGGCTAAGGCTGAAGTACACAAAATAGCAGAAGAAACACGAGCAAAAAATGAAGCTGAGCGTCCACGTACTTATACTGAAAGATTGCAAGATATGGGTAGGCTACCTAAAGGTGGTGGGGGTGGGGCTAGTGGTATTCCCAAAACAGGTAAAAAGCCGTACGATTTTAAAAAAGGCGGGAAAGTATCTTCCGCTTCTAAACGAGCAGATGGCTGCTGTATAAGAGGAAAGACGAAGATATGAGACCAAGCCGTGGAATGGGCGCTATTATGCCTACTAAAATGGGTAAACCTAAGCGTAAGGCTCGTAGGGATGATACTGACTTTACTCAGTATAAAGAAGGCGGTACGGTTAATAAAGCTGGTAACTATACGAAACCTAGTATGCGGAAAGCTTTATTTAACAAAATTAAAGCGTCTGCCACTCACGGTACGGGTGCTGGTCAATGGTCGGCTAGGAAAGCACAGCTCCTAGCTAAAAAATATAAGGCGGCTGGCGGTGGCTATAAATGAGTGGTTTAGCAAAATCTCAGCGTTCTTTAAAGGCTTGGGGAGACCAGAAGTGGACAACCAAGTCAGGGAAGAAGTCGTCCGAGACGGGGGAAAGATACCTGCCAAAAAAAGCAATCGAAGCCCTAAGCCCACAGGAGTACGCAGCAACAACCAAAGCAAAACGAGCAGGAAAAACACGGGGGCAGCAGTTCGTGCCGCAGCCCAAAAAGGTAAAAGCAAAAGTAAAACCATATAGGAAGATATGAGTACTTCTGGAACCACAAACTTTAATCTAGACCTCAATAATCTCATTGAAGAGGCATTTGAGCGTTGTGGTACGGAGTTGCGTACTGGTTACGATATGCGGACTGCCCGCAGATCCTTGAACCTGTTGACCGTAGAGTGGGCGAATCGTGGTATTAACCTCTGGACTATTGAGCAAGGGCAAGTTGCAATGGTTACTGGACAAGGAATTTACCCTATTCCAGTCAATACAATTGACCTTTTAGACCATGTAGTTCGCCAGAATAACGGTGTTACAAGTAACCAGATTGACATCAATATCACTCGTATTTCTGAGTCTACTTACTCTACGATTCCCAATAAGCTAACCACTGGACGTCCTATTCAGGTCTGGTTTAACCGCCAGTCAGGACAGTCAAATGCGACCGCAGTGTATTTGGCACAGTCTATTAACTCGACTGATACCTCCATTACGGTGAGTGACGCCAGCAACCTTCCTATTGGCGGGTTTGTCAAGATAGATAACGAGACTATCAGCTACGCTAATGTCATAGGAAACGTCTTAACTAACTGCTATCGTGGTCAAAACGGTACAACCGCAGTAGGTCATACAGCTAGTCCTACTAACCTTTTGACAGTACAGAACCTTCCTTCTATTAACGTTTGGCCCACGCCCGATGCTGGTGGTGGTCCGTATACCTTTGTGTATTGGAGATTGCGTAGGATTCAAGATGCTGGATCTAACGGTTCTGTAGAACCTGATATTCCCTTTCGCCTATTACCTTGTATGGTGGCTGGATTGGCTTTCTATATGGCTCAAAAGCTACCAGATGGACAGGCACGAGTGCAATTTTTAAAGCAAGAATACGAGGAGCAGTGGCTCATGGCTTCTACGGAGGACAGAGAGAAAGCTTCTTCTAGGTTCGTTCCTAGGACGACATTCTATGCCTAATAAGTACAGTAGTGGCAAATTTGCAATTGCCGAATGTGACCGATGTGGTCAGCGGTATAAGTTAAAGGAGCTACGGAAGTTAGTTGTAAAGCAACAGATAAAGAACATTAAGGTTTGCCCTAGCTGCTGGGACCCAGATCAGCCACAATTGTCGTTAGGGATGTACCCAGTTGACGACCCACAGGCTGTACGGGAACCACGCCCTGATGTAAGCTATCAAGTATCTGGAAGTAGCGGTTTACAACTGAATGGAAGTAACGATAATACCGAAGAAGGTGTTGGTTTTCCAGAAGGTGGTAGTAGGATTTTCCAGTGGGGATGGAACCCCGTTGGCGGTGCTAGAG